TCTCCATGTCTAACCTCCGTGCGTTAATTGATATCTTCTATGTCTGTATTGTAGGGGATATGATTGAAAATAAAAAGCACCCCGAAGGGTGCCTATTATTCAAGTGACGTAGCAAGGTCGTATAACTGCTGAGGTGTAATTGCATTTTGAATGGTTGTGTTCATTGTAACGTAAAATACAGTTTGTCCTTTATAAGTGAGAATGGGAGGCTTGGTAGCATATTTGTTATAAGCACTCTCATTCGAGTATTCGCCACCATACGTTCCATATTTGTTAGTAATACTTGTGGTGCTATAGGAGCTTCCGTAATTTCCGTATTTATTAAAAATAGAATCTGAGTCATAGGAATTTGTTGAAATAGTGCCCAAAAATTCTTTGCCATCATTAGAATACAACTTCAGTTCAGATGGGGATATAGAAACTGTTGAGCTGATACTTGGTGGTGCTTGTGGTATAACAGGAGCAGGTGTATATGTTTGTGTTTGGCTCGCAACATAATTAGACTTCAATGCAATAGTCTTATTTTTCTGATCCCATGTATATGAGACACCGAGGTCCTTTAACATTGATACTGGAATCATCACACGTCCATCATAACTCATGGCGGGAACATCCTTATACCTCACAGTTGATCCGTTATACTGAACCCGGACAATATCATTTCCTTTGTATGTACCCCACAAACTTGCTGCGCTTACGCCACTAACAAACAACATACTTGCAAACAACACAACTAATAACTTTTTCTTCATTTCTATTCTCCTCGTTTAACTCCGCATCGGCTGCGGTAATGGTTCTATATATGTAAGCCAACCTAATTATATCATTTCCCGATATTTCCTTGGTATATTTTGTCCGATGTATCCATGTCTTTCTTGGATTAATATAGTTACATATCATCTTAGGGGGAACATCGTTGGATATTATGGGAGTAAAAATGCATGGGAGGAAGGACGATGATTCCGATTTCGTTCTGTTTAATCTGGAGAAGGACGTAAATTTCATCGAGCCGTGGCAAATGACTGCGAACTCGGCCAAAACACTAGCGTTCCACACTCCATGTGGTTCTTATGTAGCTGTACATTTAATGAAAGACGCTAAAAATGCCTATAAAGCATACGGATTTGAGTCTTATGACCGATCTACAATAGTAAATTCGAAACGGGTAAAGAGAGTGGAGGCATCAGAACAAGGAAGTGTTATATACTTTATTGATGGTTCCCATGTAAATGTTCGAAAAAAGTTAAAAAAATGACAGTGTCAAGCACCCTTTAACCCCATTAAAGGTGCTAGAATCCTACAAGATTCGACAGCATATTACATGTGGTGTCTGCTATATTAATAACAACCAGTTGGTGGAGTACAGATAAGTGAAACACAGTGTATCTGTAAGTACCAGTAAGTTGGTACTTTTACCCGAGAGTAGCGGAATGCTACTCTGCTACCGCCATTCCCACACCCAAAGATCATCGATTTTGCAATCAAGATGATATGCAATCAGCGCAGCCCGTTGGATCGAGATATTATCCATTCGCAAGTGTACAATATCAGAAATCCGTTGTTTGCCAAGGCCTGTCCGATCTGCCAACCATTGTTGATTCTTACCGATACGTTTGAGTAACACGGGAATACGACAGCGGACGGGTACTAACTCCATCACACTGCCACCTTATTAAATTTTTTTACCCAAAAATGCGAACATGAGTTCTAATACTGTGAACGTATGGTATTATAAAGTCATATTCACAAATCAGACACGAGGGGTTGTTCGAATGAATAACAAAAATTACGAACTATCAGAAAAGATCATTCGAAAATCGGGTATCCACGATTCAAAACACGGGCTTATTGAATTTCTTTACCATTCTATTTACTCTTCATCTTTGCAAGAGTGTGAATCAGTTCCCGAAGAGCAGCATTCACGTCAGGGTCATCACGAAGATTAACGCCATAATGTTCCTCTGCCTCTCGGATTACTCTGTCCGTTTCGCTTTCGGACAACTTGTAGTCATTAGATTCGGTGCTCTCATCTACATAACCGGCTGCATTCATCAGTAGTATGTAGTCATAGTTATAGGCTGCTGCCAAAGCCTTCAGACTGTCAGGAGAAGGCTTTATCGGCCCTTTTGTCTTAGGGTGAACCCCTTTTTCTAATGAGTCGATGTATGAATGACTCAACTCACTCCGTTTAGCAGCTTCTCGCAACGAGAACCCTTTATCTTCTCTTATCTTCCGTAATAGTTCATGGATCTCAGACAAAATTTCACCTCCCGATCAACAGTGTAATACCTGTCTTACAATAGTGTAATACATAAAGATAATAAAAAACCTGAAAAAACCGTACTTCATAGTTGACAATGTGTATTACGTGTAGTACGATGTGTTCATAAGGTAATACATGTAGTACAGAAAAGGAGGACAAACATGGAAAACAACCTTAGCTTTTTGATGACAAAGCATGACATCGGACCAACTGAATTGGCGGAAAAGGTTGGTGTATCCCGTAACACAATTCAAAGAATTCTCAGAAAGAAAAATGCCTCAGCCGAAACAATGTTTAAGATCGCACAATACTTCAACATGGAAATAGGAGACATTTTTTTTGTGAAAAGTGTACTACAAATAGTACAAGACAAAAAAACAGCTTAAGGAGCGAATAACCATGAGCCAATTAAACATCGTGAACAACCAAGGTAAATTGCTGGCAGACAGTCGTGATATTGCAACAATGATTGGAAAGAGACATGACAATATCGTTCGAGACATCGAGACTTATAAAGACGTTTTGGATGAAACCTCAGATTTGAGTTCTCAGGATTTCTTCATTGAGAGCACATACAGAACAGGAGGTAACAACAAAACATACAAACACTTTCTACTAACCAAACTCGGATGCGACATGGTAGCCAACAAAATGACCGGACAAAAAGGAGTTCTCTTCACAGCCACCTATGTATCACGGTTCGCTGAAATGGAACGCAAGCTGGCAATGCCGAATCTTCCACAGAACTACAAAGAAGCATTGGTTGCACTGGTGGATCAAGTGGACAAGAACGAAAAACTCCACACTGAAAACTTAATGCTTGAACAACGTGTGAAAGAGTACGAACCCAAACTGACATACCTGGACCAAATTTTGCAAAGTAAAGATACGGTGACGGTGACACAGATTGCCAAGGACTACGGATTGTCTGGTACAGCGTTGAACCAAATCTTGCACGAAGAAAAGGTGCAATACAAACAAAATGATCAATGGTTGCTGTACTCCAAACACCAAGACAAAGGATACACCAAGTCTAGAACGATAGACATTCATCACAACAGCGGCGAACGTTCGGTGCGAATGAACACACGATGGACTCAACCGGGAAGATTGTTCATACACGGAATACTGAGCAAGCGCGGAATCATCCCATTCATGGATCGGGAGAACCCAGGAGCATAAGGAGGCTTTACCCCATGGAAGTTGTCCCTTCGAACTTAGCGCATAAGCTTCATCGAGGTGATAAATCGATGATTGCAGCGGAATACACATTCGGTAAAGCTCGGGTAAAGATCAACATCGAAAACATATGTAAGACGGAAGAAGAGCGCGAACAAGTGGATCGCGAAATAGCACTGGCTGCTTGGTCGATAGTCGAAAGTCTGGTGGATAAAGGGGAGGCGGTTTAGACCTCCTGTGACGGACAAGCTTTCGTATGTAATACAAGATACTGATATGTAAATAAATAGAACCCCAATATATTGTACACAATTTCACTTGATACGAAAAGGAGTGCTCTGTATGACTAACTTAAAACTCGTTGGAAAGAAGAAAGACAACGTGATCCCGATTATCAGCCCAGCAGAAGATAAATGCGGCTGTGGTAGCCCAGCGGATTACGAAGTATATGAAGGGAAAGATCGGCAACCACACTGCCGAGGATGCATGCTGGAGGCGGTTGATAACACGGTATTCATCACTGTACGCCGGATTGGAGGGTATGACGATGCAAGTTGAATACGCGGTCGTCACCAAGGCTGGACGGATACTTTCCCGGCACGCAAGTAATTTCCGTGACTTGTTCAGCGATCTACAGAATGACGGACACACAGCAGTATTTGTACAGACCATGGAAGAGTACCAAGCAGATATGAAGGAACTGCGGAAAGAAATTGAGGAGGAACGGAAGACAGCGTGAAACAACAGACATTCAAGTCAGTGGACGACATCCTGAGACATTACGGATGGGAAGCACCAATAAAGCTGGTGGAGGTGAGGAGGGATGCAGAAGGTAAGACTGAGGATCAAACTGAGGTTGAATCCAACAGAGCCCATGACGTTCCTGCTTCTAGCGAAGATTGCGAAGGGGAAGGGAACGCTGAGCAGCAGTTTGTTGAAAGTGTACCTGAGAAATTATGCAAAGGCAGTTAAACGAAAAAAGGCCGCTGCAGCAACAGCGACCAATCTAAAACACGAGTCAAATAATTATGTGGTGATTGTACCACAACGAAAGGAAGAATGGAATGGACATCAAGTACAAATACGTGCCGAAGCATAAAACAGACGGTCATTACCTGGACCAGTACGGGCAGCCAGTAGAGAAATTCACCCGAGCGATTCAATTCTTCACACCTGATGATGACTATGGTAGATGGTTGCTTGGATGGTGTGGACCTAAGAACCCGAAAGATTACTACCCCGCGAAGATAGAGATCACCAAACGGGAGGTTGATGAAGATGAACATCTATCAGAAGCTCATTGAAGTACGGAAAGAAGTGCCTTATCTCCAAAAGGCTGACCAGGGTGCACAGTATAGTTATACCGGTTCGAGTCGTGTGTTAGCATCTCTTAAAAAGAAAATGGACGAGCTCGGTCTGCTACTGGTTCCAGCAATCACTAAACCAACATTACACGAGTCACCAATCGAATATAAGGATCAAAGCGGCAATGTCACCAAACGAACTACAACCTACTTTACAGAGCTTGAAATGACCATGACATGGATCAATGCCGAAGATCCCAAAGAACAAATAATGGTGCCCTGGTACGGTCAGGGCGTGGATATCGCAGGTGAGAAGGGTGTCGGTAAGGCGCTGACCTATGCAGAGAAATACTTCATGCTGAAATTCTTCAACATTGCTACAGATAAAGATGACCCAGACGCATTCCAAGCTAAGCACGATCTGGTAGAGATGATTAGCCAAAAACAAATTAATGAGATTAAGGAATTGTGGAGTGGTCTGGGATACCAAGAACCTGGCCTGAATAAACAGACAGCAAAGCTTTATAAAAAGTCACTAGTTCAGCTAACAGAGAAAATGGCACAAGAATTTATCGAAAATCTAAAGTCCATGAAGGACACAAAGGAGACTGCTTAACATGCTGAATCGTTCAATTCTAATCGGACGCCTGACACGCGATCCCGAGCTACGATATACACCCGCTGGAGTAGCCGTGACCCAATTCACACTGGCGGTTGACCGACCGTTCTCCAATAACGGCGAGAAGGAAGCTGACTTCATCCCAGTGGTGACGTGGCGGCAGCTGGCTGAAGCATGCGCCAACTACACACGCAAGGGTCGTTTGGTGGCTGTAGAAGGCCGCATACAGGTGCGGAACTACGAGAACAACGAGGGCAAGCGCGTTTACGTGACTGAAGTTATTGCGGACAACGTCCGGTTCCTGGAGGGACGAAGCCATGAGAAAACGGAAGATCAGATTGAACAGTCCAAGTCTGACACTGGGTACAGTAACTATCCTTCTTCAGACGACGACCTTCCATTTTGATGAGATACCAAGACACCCTATTCTACGACGACGGCAGCCACGTACCAGATCCGGGCGAAGGCCCATTTACTGAGGTGACATATGTTAGCGAAAAAGAAGAAGCCCATACAGCCGTGGAGACTCAACATTCTGGCACACCACAACCGGAAAGAGCAGCCTAAAGCCAAGAGAGAGCGCAACACGGACCCGGAATACATGACAAAGGAAAAGGTGCGACAGGCGGTAATTGAGCGTGAGGGAGGAAACTGGTGCGTCCTGAGTGGCGTACCGGGACCCGGCCTTGAGTTACACCGCATCGTTTACGGATCTCAAGGCGGTAAATACGAGGTAGACAACTGTATCTTGCTGAGCGTAGAAATGCATCGGCTGGTACACAGCAGTAAGAAAACATGGATGCCGATCCTACAGGACCACGTGAAGGCTATGAAGCTGGGAGCACCAGAGTTATCACCCATACAAAGACACCACCATTAAACCATCTAAGGGAGGATACACCCACAGAGGTTAGGGGATAGGGAGGGGATAGGCAACATGAAAGAAATCATAGTTGATAATTTCGCAGGAGGCGGAGGAGCCAGTACGGGCATTGAGTTGGCGACAGGCCGCAGTGTAGATATAGCAATCAACCACGATCCGGCAGCTATCGCGATGCATGAGGTGAATCACCCGGATACAGTCCATTATCAAGAGGATGTATGGGAAGTTGATCCGCGCGAGGTGTGTGCCGGCAGGCCAGTTGCATTAAATTGGCTCAGCCCTTCATGCACGCATCATAGTAACGCTGCTGCAGGAAAGCCGAAGAACAAGCAACTCCGGGGCCAAGCATGGCTTGCTGTTAAATGGGCAGCGACTGTAAGGCCGCGGGTTCAGATACTAGAGAACGTCAAGGAGTTTCAATCATGGGGACCATTGCTTGAAAACGGACAGCCTGATCCAAAACGAAAGGCACTGACCTATAACACTTTCGTCAATGCGATGAAGCGGCAAGGCTACCAGGTCGAAACCAAATTATTAAAAGCGTGTGATTACGGGGCGCCAACCAGCCGAGAGAGATTTTTCATGGTAATGCGATCAGATGGAAAACGAATTGTATGGCCTGAGCCGACTCATGGCGACCCAAAATCACCAGATGTCAAAAGTGGTTTGCTGAAACCATGGAGAAACGCTGGCGAATGCATTGACTGGTCCATCGAATGCCCTTCTATATTCACTAGGAAGAAACCTTTGGTGGATAAGACATTAAAACGCATAGCAAGAGGGCTGCAACGGTTCGTGATAGAAAACGAGAATCCCTATACCGTTCCAGATCACGCAGCTGTGAGTAATCTCGGAAACAAAGATGAATTGGTAATGGCTTTCCTCTCCAAGTATTACGGCGAGGTATCACCTACTGAGGCCCGGGGACAGCGCTTGGATGAGCCAATGCACACAATCAGTACAGCGAACCGTTTTGCGCTTGTCACAAGCCATCTGGTTAAGTTTCGCGGCGATAATTACGGCAGCGGTACAGACCAACCATTGCCAACGATTACAGCAGGCGGCATACACGCCGGAGAGGTTCGGGCGCTACTTATTAAATACTATGGTGCTGGAGTAGGCCAGAGTCTTCACGATCCGATGCACACCATACCTACAAAAGACCGGTTCGGACTGGTGTTAATCAAAGGTACGCCATATCAAATTGTTGACATTGGCTTTCGGATGCTAAAACCACATGAATTGTATCCAGCTCAAGGCTTTCCACCAACATATATTATTGATCGGGACGCTCGGGGAAACAAATATCCAGCGGATGCCCAGGTAGCCCGTTGTGGCAATGCGGTTCCTCCGCCATTTGCAGAGTCGATGTTCAGAGCCAATCTCCCTGAACTTTGTACGGGATCAGGAAACAGCTTGACGCTGGAAAGATATGCAGAACAAGAGCAGGGGCAACTTGCTTTCTCCATATAGCACCACATATCACAGAGGCCATAGGCCCACCAAAGGAGAGGTAACACACATGGAAGAATGGATGGAAGGAATGCAGAACAAATACTGCGGTGTCATAAAGCATGATGACGCTATTAAATATCTCAACGATAGAAATAAAGCTGAGTTCAATTATTTGTGTCACTTGATTGAGTGTGGCAGAAAGAAAGATGGGAAACGTCCAGTCAATGCGTATCTTGTGATCAACGTAGATGAACCGTACGCACAGGAAGTAGCGGCAATATTAAAACGTCACGGACATTGGGGTTGAGGTCTCCGGGCCTCTTTCCCAGGGAGGGATATACAGATGGCTGATCCTCTTATAACAACAGTTTGCAGATTCAAACTTTTCAAGCAGCCATACAAGATAGGCGAAACTTATGAATCAAACGGTGAAACAAGGCTTGTGTTGGGAATTGAAAGCTTTGAGTTGAACAGACATAGCAACGTACTGAAGGTTCGCTATACATGCCAACGGTTGGATGTACTTGACTTTGTGAGCAAAGGCAAAGCGTATCGCGAACCACATCAAATAGAAATGGAAGCGACTCTCAGGCATGACAAATGGGACAGAATCAGTGATCTTAACCTTGGAACAACAACGACATATCGCGGTGAGAGATACAAGATACTGGAATATACAGAAATCAGCTTAAAAGGGACGGACTTGTATGTAAGCTTCTTGGCACGGCAAATACATCCAGTGGATCGGAAGGAAGCGAAAGCAAAGCTGCTTAATGAACGCCGGAAGAAATTGAAATTCGAAATCATTTAGGGGAGGAAGAACAGTCATGAGTAAGCAGGAAGAAATCAAACAAGCTTTGGCGGCAGCTACACCGGGGCCGTGGGAATGGCAAGTTAAGAAAGTAACGTTGAATACTGGTGATTGGGGAGATGGAGAATTTTGCGTAGCTGATTTAATACATCGAGAAGAAGAGTTTAAACACATTTCAATACTTGATGTACAAAAGAATCAATACGGTCAAAATTGCATTTATTGCTGGCATGTACCAGATGCTCATTTTATCGCCAAGGCTCCTGAATATATCGCTTATCTGCTGGAAGAGAACGAACTACTTCGCAAGATGAGAGACGGATTGAACGAAGAAAGCATGGCTAATTTTAAAACTGCTGCTGATCGTGGTCTTGAAATTAAGCGGCTCCGCAAGGAGCTTGAAGAGAAAGAGTCTCTTGCAGAAAAACGGATGCTGGAATCTCAGGATTGGGAAGATGAGTACCACGCCTTGAAGCGGCGATATGAAGAGTCGGATAAATCAGCGCTTGAACAGCACGAACTGTTAATGGACACAGCATCCAAGTTTCGGGCAGTGAGCAAGGAGCTTGAAGAGGCACGGAAGATCAGCTTTCCACGGCAACCAGGCGGCGAAGGCGGATGGGTCATAGATTATGATTTCTTGGATCAATTGGAGACGAGGGTTTATAAAGAGTCGGATTATTCAGCGGATTTAGAAGACTTGGAAACTATGCTATTGGCTTTAGAGAAAGTTTTGGGTCAGGAAGGAGAGGGGAACCGATGATCTATCCTAGAGGAACAGCAAAGCGGAAGGATTGGCTCTTTCTCTGGAGACACGGAAGTATGAACTGGTTATCGAGAAAGACAAAGAAGCGGCTTAGAAAGTCTAGCAGAGTTATGAGGGAAAAACAGGATGACCGTTTAACACCAACACCAGCAGCATTTGAAGAGGCTGCTAAATATTACGAAGCATTGGAGCAGGCTTAGGGCCTCTCCCTACTAAGGAGGATATAACACATGAACGTGTACAAAGTCCAAAATTTATATATTGCAGCTGATCTGGCAGCTCACGCCTGGTATGAGTACATGGAAGAAACGACAGATATTGAATACATCTTTGATCACACCTCGCTGAATGAAGGGGAGAGCGAAGATTATACCGTCACTATAAAACGTCTCACTGAGAAAGAAATCGATACGATGACGGTGCCTTGTTGCCATGACGGTTGCGAAGAATGTGAGGAACGGGATGAGCCTGTCCAACACACATATCGTCAGCTCATTAATCAAGGCGGAGATTTTCCGCGAGTAATCGCATTTGACCTTTAGGGAGGATATATAGATGACACAAACAGCGGAAGTCACGGAAGAGGAAGTATATGCAAGATTTGTTCAATCCTCTATGACAATCATGGACCCGACAGGCGGAGCCGTAAACATAGATTTTCTAGCTCATATGCATAAGGTAAGCAAATATAAAATGAGAAAGCTTGTACATGCGCTACGAGATAAAGGGATGGTTGAACTAAAGTGCTACCCCAATCTGTGTGAAGATGAATTCTACCCACCATACTGGGCATACGTACTGACGGAAAAGGGACGGGACACGGATTACTATCGGCAAGAGAGCGAAAAGCATCATCAAATATTGCAAGAGTGCTTCGGGATTTAGGCAGCTCTATTGGCTGTACTGGACATATAACTATATAAGAGGAGTGATATTGGATGAATATAGAATACAAAGGTCTTAATCATCGAGGTCGGGCTGTTTGGATTGATGTGGATTACTACGATGAGACGAAGCCTTGGCATTTTGAATTAGAAGAATGGCAAATTCCGCGCTATCGGGAGCTGGTTGAGACTGCAGAAAGTTGTATGGGTAGGAAACTTACTAGACCGGAAGCTCAAACCATGGAGTGGCTGTCTAGATGGGAACCAGAAACATCTCAAATAATTAGCAATTTCATCAAGGAAGCTCACCTGAACCAGAAGTGATGTATAAGGCCGTCAGGCCATCGAGACGAACGAATAAACCCAGTGAAACGGGGGCCGATACAAGAGGTGTTGGTCGGTCTCCCCAAATAGGAGGATATACAAGATGTCTAACAAACACGAACTGAAAGTATGGCCGAAATACTTCAAGCCTTTGTGGAAAGGGACGAAAAACTTTGAGGTGCGGCGCAACGATCGAAACTATCAAGTGGGTGACATGCTGGTACTGCTTGAATGGGACGTTGTAAAGGACGAATGGACTGGATCAGGCATCTGCAAACGAGTCACATACATTTTAGATGAACCGGCATTTGTGAAAGAAGGGTACATCATCATGGGTCTTGATGAGTGGGCTCCCAAGGAAGGAGCGGAACAATGAGCAATGAAATTGACTACTCAGAATTAAAACAAATCGACTTCTACGAATACGATATTACTCCTAATGAAAAAGGAGAAATGATGATAGTTTTCCAAATTGGAGAGGGCAGCTATATGCTACCGATTTCGATAAAAGCATTGCAGGAAATGTTGTGGTTCGCAAAACAAAAATCGGTTGAGGAAGGAGCGGATAAGCATGACGTTGTATGAATTCGGAGCAAGGGCATGGGATACCGAAACCAAAGAGATGTCATACGAGTTCTTGGAACGGAACTGGTTGAAGGTATGCATATGGTCACCGTACATGGTGTTGATGCTTAAATCTGGAGTCAAAGACAGCAAAGGAAAGGATTACTATGATGGTGACATCGTTAAAGTGAACAAGCTGACTTTTAAGAGCAGCGGCCGATTGCCTGAAAATTTAGTCGTGAGGTTGTACGACGGCATGTTCCAGTTATTCAGAGGTAAGGAGCCTTTAATGGGCTTGCATTTGGGATATATAGCAGACGGAGAAGTGATCGGAAATATCTACGAAAACCCTGAATTGTTGGGTGGGGAAGGAGCGGATACAGAATGATAGAGTGGCGTAAATACGAACCAACAGACCGGAGCATTGAAAGCCATGTCCCACACCTTGTAACAGACGGAGAGCGAGTGTTGATTGCAGTACATTCAAAATGCTTAGAAGACGATGGGTATAGCTGGCATAGACGTGGAGGTTATTTGGTCAAAGATATAACTCATTGGAGCCATATCAACCTACCTGGGGAGGAAGAAGCACCGGGTGGACACTTACTAGAGGGTAGGGATGAAGGATGAGTCCCAAAGAAATCAAAGAAGGCGCAATATACCACAACGGAAAAGGCAGGGCTCGAAAGGTAATTATGATTGGCAATCATTACTGCGGCGATGCGGATCTATATTACCAGCCTGTTGGATCATCGGCTTGGTTGCATATGACACTCAAAGGATTTGCAAGATGGGCAAAGGGAGAGGGTAGGGAGTCTATACCCAAGGAGGATACAAAGGATGGCAGCTAACAACGATTCAATGCGACTCGAATTAGCGTTGTGGGAAGCGACAATGGAACAGGCTGCAATTAATCTGGAGCACGCCGAGAAGTTCGATGACCGCGGCTCAATGGAATTTAACGAGGAACTCATCAGGTGGGCACGGATCAAAATTGCTGAGATAGAGGATTACTTGGGAACGCAAAAAGGAGCTTAGGTGGTGGCCTTATGGACGGATGGATCAAACTCTACCGGAAGACAATGGATAATCCGATCGTATGCAAAGACGCTGACCACTTGGCCGTTTGGATATATCTCCTGACGAACGCAACGCACAAAGAGTATCCAGCTGTGTTTGCCGGGGAGAAGATCATGCTCCAACCAGGCCAATTAATTACCGGACGTAAGACGATCGGAGAGAAATTTAGTGTTCACGAAAGTAAAGTACAACGCATTCTAAAAAAGTTCGAAATCGAACACCAGATTGAACAACGGAGTAGCAACAATAAACGCTTGATATCAATACTTTCATGGACCGACTATCAGTCGAGTGAACAACAAAATGAACAGCAAATGAACAACCAGCGAACAACGGATGAACAACCAGTGAACACAAACAAGAATGTAAAGAACTTAATAACTTTATCTACTACATCTACTACTACTGAACCGCTCCAAGATGTTTGGTACAGATTGACTAAAAAAATTGTGATGCCATCGAACCTTTTGGATTTCTTCAGCAAATTAAAAACAAATGGTTATGACGAGTTATTTTGCACCGAGTTGCTTCAAGAAGCTTTTGAGTCAGCGGAGAACGGTAGCGTCAACATGAGGTATCTGGAAGCTATTCGTGACAGATGGGTTGCAGATGGAATAAGCAGCAGAAAACAATCACAAGAAGAAAAAGCAAGGAGGACTAACGATGCAGAGCGTAAAGGGAGAACTGAAGAAGTTAGATCTGGAGGCAATCCGCCGGAGAGCAAATTCGCATTCCTCAACCAGCGCAACAGACGCAGCGGAACCTAAACAATATCGGTGCAAAACTTGCAAGGACGAGCTGGGGTGGATCAAGCGTGTCCAACTCAGTGATAAACCATTCGATTATATGGACAAGTGGGAGGATTGCCCTTGTGCAAAAGAGCGAGCGATTGAGCGGTTGATGAAGTCGAGCCAAATATCTGAGAAGTTCCGTAAGAAGACGCTGAGCAACTTTGTAACTGATGGCGTTGCTGCCATTGTGAAAGAGGCTTATCAGGCCGCGGTGGAATATACCGAGTCGTATGCAGAGATCAAAGATACACCTCAGAACAGCATGGCGTTACTGGGCCAATCAGGAGCTGGGAAGACTCATTTGCTCATGGGCGTGAGTAACCACCTGATAAAAAAGGGAGTCGGAGTCTTCTACTTTCCCTACATCGAGGGTTTCAGCGAATTAAAAGACAACCTGGATACGGCAGGGACAAGGCTCCAAAAACTAAAAATGGCCGAGGTACTGTTCATCGACGATTTGTTCAAGGGCGGGAAGAAGGACAAACATACTGGAATCAAGATGCCAAGTGACTGGGAAGTAGAAAAAATGATCGAGGTCATCAACCACAGATACTTGGAACAGAAGCCAACGCTGATCAGCTCAGAGCGCGATATCGCATTCTTGTGTGACGTCGACGAGGCGCTGGGCGGTCGGATTAACGAGATGTGCAATGACTACATGGTGATTATTGAAGGTGGTATGGAGCTGAACCAAAGATTTTTATAGGGAGATGATCAGGTGAAACAACCAATCGACGACTACGACCTGATGGACCAAGACTGGGAAGAATTCATGCGCAGGGGCCGAGAGGCCTTTGCAGACGAAGATATCGAGGAGGAAGCAGCATGATTAAGAAATGGTATAGAGCAGGCGGACAAATTAAGGAGCAGAAGCAGGCAAAGAAACCAAAGACCGATAGGGAGTACAAAAAATATGTGAGCATTCGTCGTTCAGAACCGGAGGCGGACCGGTTGATGGCAAGCCTGGAAGTACCACTTCCGCGGGAACAGTCAGACCGGATCGTGGAACTGTCCGACTATGGATGGCTGCGGTCGGATATAGCGAAGGAGCTCGGGATACCCAAAACCCGGGTTAACCATGAGTTGGTCAGACGGAAAGGAGGTGGTGCAGCTTGAGGGGCAACAAGTACGGCGCCAAGAAGACAGTCACAGATGGAATCACCTTTGATAGCAAGATGGAGGCAGAGCGATACCGGATGTTGATGCTGTTAGAGCGTGGTGGCGTGATAACTGAGTTGACCCTGCAGCCGGTATTTCAGTTGGTGGACCCATTCACCAAGATGGGCAAGAAGAAACGAGGGATCAAGTACACAGCAGATTTTATGTACAAGCAGGATGGTGAGACGATCGTGGAAGATGTGAAGGGATTCGCAGCCCGGGACTTTTCGTTGAGACGGACACTATTCGACGTGAGGAACCCGGACCTGATTCTGAAACTGGTGACCAATACTAACGGAAGGTGGGAAGAGAAGTGATCGCACGTTACGTACACATAGGAGACGGATGGGTACTGCTGGACGATTCTGGGGCCTGTAGAGGGCGGTTGATAGAGTTGGACAGACAAATACTAGGATCAACACAAAAACGTCTCTATGAGCCAACCAAGTGGTTTAAAATGGACGCACTCAAAACAATAAGTGTGACCATCGGAGGTAAAGTTGGTGCTTAACCAAAAGTCAAATGTGACATGTTGCAGATAAACCACAAAATATTGTGTAAAACGGCGAAAAAAGTACTTTTCAACCACAAAATGTGGTATAATGAGATATATTATTATAACTATCGGAAAACGGGGTGTATGTCCAGTGAGTATTGAAAAATTGGAGCAATTACGGTACGAACTCAACACAGAAAAACAACGTGGGGCATTGGCGGATTCAAACAAGATTAGCGAGATTGAACAGCAAATTGACGAGATTGAGGTAAACGAAACAGCCGTATCCACGGTGACTTATGTGTTGGACAACCTGAACGTACATGGAACACAGGTAAGGGAATTTTTCCTGAACAACAAAGAAGAAACGGCGGCTATGTCGTATGAGGTTGTTCGTGATGCAGTTCAGGCATTGATGCTGGAACGTGAACAGTACTGGAAAGAACAGAACGATCAGATTCAGGCACAGTTTGAACTGGAACGATCTGCAAGGGAAGAAGCTCAGGCGAGCGAAACAAGAGCTGGGGAAGCCAATGCACAAATGGTCGTGGAACTACGCAATACTCGCATGAAACTGGAAGATGCCGAGAGCAAGCGTGATGCGGCTGTTACTCAGCTTGAGGAGAAAAACGCAGAAATTGATAGACTCAACAAAGAGAATGACGGACTTCGCAAACAGCTTTCGGTTAATACGGTTGCAGCGCCGAAAGAGATTGATACAGGTGACTCTTATGCTCGTTGGAAAGCGCAACGACAACAGGAGGAAGAGAATAGACCAGCAATCTACAACGTTCGAAAAGGAGACAGAGCAACGACATTCTATCTTGCTCAGCTTGCAGAAACGGATGAAGAGATCAGCATCCCGTGGATGTTCCTCAAGAACTATCGGGAGGTGAGCGCCGAAGAGGCGCCGCAATTTCGAATCAGAGCCGAAGAATCCGAACATCGTGATGAGGATCATGCACAGCCTGCAGCAGACGTGGAAGAAGGCAACGACCTAACGCCTCCCACGTGGCAGTTTCCAGAAGGAGAAGAAGCCACGGAGGAAAGCGCAACCGACCGATTGGCTGAAGAGCAGTTGGCAGGAAGTGGTGCTGAGACGGCAGAGGGAACAGTTACGCGAGCAGAATTTGAGGAACTCAAAAGACGCGTAGTCAAGTTGGAGGTATACCACTCGCCAGTAGAAGCAGATGAATCTGTAGCATGATCTACCACCGCAAAGCAGAAACCGTGAGGGCGATCCGTTTAACGGATTACTCTCCGGCTTTAATAGCGCGTATACAGGAGTTTACAGGCGGGATGGTCCAAATGGGCCGAGTGGTGCAAAAAGTGCAACAGCCGTACCTGAGCGTCGTTGTAGAGAAGAATTACTTCAAGGTGCTGAAAGGCAGCTGGATTGTACACTCACCTGAAAAGGGATGGAGAGTATACCGGGACAGTGAGTTTATCCAAAAGTATGAGGAGGGAGAACATGGACAACAATCAGGTGATCAAGTTGCTGACGGATTATAGATCATACAAATTCGCATTGAACAACCTTGGCGGAATGATGATAGACAGTGAGATGCAGTGGATGTTCAAGTTGGGCGTATACGACGAACGGATTAAATCGCGCCTAAGTAACCATGACAGAACCAGTGATCAGAGTCGGTACTCGCGCATTGTCACGTTGCTGGAGTCGGCCGTAGACTTTGTACTGAGTGACGATCAGAAGACGATCATCCAGCTCAAGTACATGGACCGTAACAAGTTAAACCTGAGCGAGATTGCAGACAGGTTGCATAAAGACCGTAAGACGGTATCGACTCAGCACAAGAAGGCACTCAACAGCCTGAGCAAAGCTATGATGCCACTCAAGCAGGATTACATGGAGATTACCAACTTTGATCACATGTTCGAACCGGGGTGGGTGTACAAGGAGCCTGCGTGATTCCCCATTTTTTACCCACGAATTACGCATTATTTCCCACAAAATCCCCATCGGAAGTGCTAAACTAATATCATAAGGAACATCTGATAAGCGCCGATAGCTGTATGCGCAGTCGTCGTTTACAACGTTCCTTCCTTGCATGCCAAAACTGCATTACAGATAGAGTGACGGTCAAGCGCCGTTGCTCTTTTTGTTTTATACTGTCTCTATGGAGGTGGTCGAGTGAAGGATCTGACCGAGTTGCAGCATGAGACAATGGACAAGTGCCATGAGTATTATGAGGCGACAACAGAGGAAACAGGCAAGAAGGGATATGTCTGGTTGAAGAATGATGAAACTGGGCAATTGATGGGTTACACTCGAGGCGAGTACACGAAACAGATCATGGAGTTCCTTGAAACTTTGAAGTAAATATAGAACAACGCAGGTCGCCATTAGGCGGCTTTTTGTTTTTGCCGAAGGCCATCGAGTCCGACCGAATCACCCAGCAACGCGGGGGCCGTATAGGGTTGGGTCATTAAGAGGAGGGACAACACATGGAATTAAGCCAATACAGCACAAAGGAACTAACAGAGGAATTGAGTCGTCGTGAAGGCGTCAGAGTAGTCAACTTTGAACCACACGAACCGTTCAGAGTATGGGATGATACAAACGACGAAGGTATCAAGTGTACAGGCCCAGCTACGATACTAATCAACCAAGACTAATTTTGGAGTAGAGAGGAAGGTGATACCCATGGCATTGACGGATAAGCAACAATTGTTCGTTGACGAATACCTAGTTGACCTCAATGCCACTCAGGCGGCAATCAGGGCAGGGTATAGCCCCAATACAGCTGAGCAGCAGGCAAGTAGGCTGTTAAGTAATGTTAAGGTGCAGGAGGCCATTAGAGAAGCTCAGGAGAAGCGTTCAGCCAGAGTCAATATCACGGCAGATATGGTTCTTGATCGTTGGTGGAAGATAGCCACAGCAGATCCGAATGAATTGATCCATGTAAGACGGTTGGCGTGTAGACATTGTCACGGTATTGACCACAAGTATCAGTGGATAGACGAAGCTGAGTATGCTCAGGCTGTAGAAGAGGTTGTAAACTTCGCAGAGATGAAGGCTGCTGAATTGGATAAGCCTGTTTCTGATATATTGCCGAGTGAAGATGGAGGATATGGGTTCGACCAGTTGGCTGATCCGCATCCAGAATGTCCGAAGTGTAGTGGTGAAGGGCGTCCTGATTTGCACATCGAAGATACACGCAAGTTAAAAGGTGGAGCGAGGCTGTTGTACGCAGGTGTAAAGCAGACAAAAGCTGGAGTTGAAGTGATGATGCATGATCAAGGTAAGGCACTGGAGAACGTAGCACGACATCTTGGAATGTTTAAAGATAGATTAGAAGTGGACGCGACTGTGAAGATGAAATTAGAGGACTTTTTCGCATGAAGACGTGCCGAGACATTATATCCAGACGCAAAGAGTTATGGAAACAATACCGCGACATCGACCGTGACAACCAGTTCGTGGCTGCGTCCATAGACTATATCGTTGATCCCAATAATGCTGCGGTGAGAAAGGAGATCCAACGATACCCTGAGTACCTCATCGAGATTTCCTTTGTCATCGTAGACAAGGACAAGCGTACTGTGCCATTCTTCCTCAACGAGGTGCAGATCAGCTTCCTGGAAGACATCAACAAGGCGAAGGATGAATATTACTCAGGACTGAGGTCGCATCTCAAGTTTCTGGTACTCAAAGGACGTCAGCAGGGATTCACCTCGTTCATCACCGCATATCAGTTAGCCAATGCGATCATCGGTAAGAACTTCTCCGGGTTTACACTGGCAGACAGCGGCGACAACACCAACACGATATTCGAGGACAAGGCCAAGTACATCTACAACCAGTTGCCCGAGCCATTGCAACCATCTATTAAGTACAACAATAGGCGGGAGTTCCACTTCGACAAACTGAATAGCCGCTGGCGAGTCAACACCGCTGGTAACAAAGAGGTTGGTCGTTCCAAGACGATCAACTTTTTTCATGGTTCAGAGGCAGCGTTCTGGGACAGCATCGACAGTATCATGACAGGACTGGGTGAAGCACTCACCAAGGACAGCATTCAGATACTGGAGACCACAGCAAATGGATTGAACGAGTTCAAAGACCTGTGGGACGGAGCAGAGAAAGGTACAAACAACTGGGACCCGAAGTTCTACCAGTGGTGGTTAACGCCTGAGTATGTGCTCAAGTTCGAGGACAGTGATCGTGAGCAACAGTTCAAGCGGGATGTGGCTGCTGGAGAGACAGAGTTCATGCAGAAGCTGAAACGCCTGCTTGAGATCGAGGGGCTACGGTGGGAGCAACTCTACTGGTACTACGGGAAGTATAAGGATCTGCGCGAGAAGCTAGATCAGGAGTACCCATGTACAGCAGAGGAATCGTTTCTGGCGTCCGGTAGACCACGCTTTGACGTCAACGTGCTGATGGAGTACCTAAAGCACTGCGTACCTGGAACGATGGGACGCATTGAGCGATACGGTGACAAGGTTGTGTTCGCGAAGGATGAGAGTGGCAACCTTGAGGTGTGGAAGCGACCACAGCCAAACAAGCAGTATTTCATTGGCGTCGACGTAGCGAAAGGTAAGGCAGACGGTGACTATAGCTGCGCTCCGGTGTATGACGCAGACAAGAACCTTGTGGCGATGTGGCACGGTCATATTGATCCTGATGCACTCGGGTCGCCAGTGTTAATCAATCTGGGTGACTGGTACAACGAAGCATTGATTGCTATAGAAGAGAACAACCACGGTCTTACCACGATCAATGCGATTAAGCAGACGTACAGCAACCTGTATAAGCGAACATCGCACGACAAGATTACAGACCAAGAGAAGCAGGAGATAGGGTGGTGGACATCCAACCGGACGAAACCGCTGATTATAGATAATCTGGCTAAGCTGATCCGTGAGAAGATACTGGGATGCAAGTCAGAACGGATGATTAAAGAGCTTATCAAGTATGTAGTCGGTGAAAACGGGGACACCAATGCCGCAAGTGGCAACGATGACACCGTTATGGCATCGGCTATTATTTTGCTCGTTATGGACCCGTACATCACTGAGTTGGCTGATGTGTTTGGTAACAAGGCAACAAAGCCGGACAGTGACAACTCATTCGTGTACCATGCAGACGGATCGGCACAACACATTAGCGAAATAGAAGACGAATCGCGGCGTGCAGGTAAGGACGACAACGATGATGCCGCGTGGTTTAGGAGGATGGGATGGTGATCATAAGTGGATCAATCCAAACATCGGACATTGAGAAGGCAAGAGAACTACATGAAATGATCATTAAATACGGCAGGAGGTTTAGAAGTGATATGGCAATGAAAAATATCCATGTAAAGGTGATTGTTAGCGGTGGAGTTGAATTGGTGAACGAATTCACGGTCACTCAGGATGCGCTTGAGAACGGTAAAGGAATTGAAGTGGTTGAAGCGTTTATGCGACTAATTGCAGGGAATATCACCACTGTTATGGCTAACAAGCAGACAGAGGAAGATTCGCCATGACAGTGCTAATCAGCTTCATATGTATCACGTTAACTGCTGCAGTTGCCTATGCCGCCTTTGTATACGGTAGGCAGATTGGATACACGCAGCGGGACAACGAAGCGTTGAGAGACGAACAGAAGATCATGCAGGGGCAAATAGAGACTATGACACTGGAGTACATGCAACTGGAGACACAGTACAAGCAGGAGCAACATGATAAGGCTCGTACGGTTCATCCAGGCAGCTGGGACCCGGGCCAATTGAGCGCAAGGGGGTGAGATGAATGCCACAACAGAAGGTGAACGAGGTCGTGGATACCATTGATCAGCGTAACCAAGACACCACATCCAAGGTGGATCAGACGGATAAAGAAACGAATGAGGCTATGCGGATACAGCAACTGTTCAACGGTGCGTGGCTGGCTAAGCAAAACATGCAGCTACACGAGAACTGGCGCAGGTTTGATGACTACATTCATAGTCGGCAGGGTGTGCAGGAGACTGCAGATGATCCGAATAGTAACACCAACATCATTAAGCCTATCGTGGACAGTCAGATTGCTGACTTAGTAGACAAGCCGCAAGCAGTCAGTGCCAAGGGTGTGGAGCTGTCAGACGAACTATACGCTATCCAGACACAGCACATGATGGACTTCATACTAGATCATAACAAATTCAAACAGAAGCTCGAGCGTGCCGAACATGACCGCTTGGAGCTGGGAACGAGCGTATACAAGGTGTACTTCGATGAAGATGCACTGGGTGGACGAGGACTTCCAACATATGAAGTGGTGGACCCGGCCAACTTCTTCCCAGATCCCAAGATTACAGCGTACACCAACCTGCAGGATGCAGAGTTTATCATACACGCCACATGGAAGCCACTGAGTTGGTTCAGACGCGTGTTTCCGAAGCGTGGTAAGTATCTGCAACGTCAGGTGAACGTACTGTACGATCCCAAGATATACGAGGGTGATAACTCAGATGAGTCGGATTACACCACATCCCAACGGGCTCTGCTGCTGGAGTTCTACACACGGGATGATGAAGGTGAACTGTATTGCCTGAGTGTATCGCAACAGATAATCTTGCAGGACACTCGCGAGGAAGAAGGCAAGCTACAACGCCGTGACATGTACCCATTCGTAGTGATCCCATGCTATCCTCAACGCGGTATTCTGTGGGGTCAAGGTGACGTGGAGTTGCTCATTCCAACGCAGGACATCATCAATGACTTGGACGACCAGATTCGAATCAACGCTAGATTGATGGGTAACCCGCAGATTGCATTCGGTATTGGTGCAGGTCGTGGCTTCGATCCACGTAAATGGACATCAGCTGCAGGGCTGAGAGTGCCAATGCGAGATGTTAACTCATTCCGAGTTGTTGAAGGAAGACCAGTGTCACCAGATGTCATCAATCGGCGGGAGAAGGCATTCCAAGAGGCCGATGTCATAAGTGGAAGACCAGACGTAACCCGTGGGCAACAGCCTTCGGGGGTTACTGCGTTCCGGGCTATTGCAGCACTACAGCAAGCCGGGCAAAAAGGTACAGTCCATAAGAAAGAGATGCTGAAAGAAGGATTCCGTCAGGTGCTGCAACTCCTGTATGACGAGATGATTGAGAATTGGGACGAGGAAATGTGGGTTCGGATCGAGGGGCAGATGCCGGACTACAAGTTCTACGACCCACGGAAGCTGCGTGAGGTTGATCGTTTGATCCCGAACGAGATGGCAGATGCAAGTATGCCGAATGAGCCTGAACACAAGGTGTTGGAGGATGAAGATGGTAAGCCGATGACTCGTGTGGCAGAGTTTGATCTCTCTATCACCATTGGTGACGGGATGCCAAGTGACAAGGCGTTTGTGTTTGACATGATCACAGATCTGGCGCGAATGAATATCGAAGGCAAGCCGGTTATCTTCTGGCGTGAGATTCGTGAATATCTGCGTGAGGAAGTGGGATTGCCGCTACGTGATGAAGAGGAAATGACACAGGAACAGCAGCAGATGCCGGGTATGGGCGGTCAGTTACCACCTGGAATGGCACCGGAGGGAATGATGCCACCTCAAGGGGCGCCAATGCAACCAGGAATGATGCCTGTCCCACCGCAGGGGCAACCAATGCCGCAGGGTCCACCTCAGGGATTACCACAAGGTATACCACCTGAACTACTCATGCAGTTGATGCAACAGGCGCAAGCACAACAGGCTCCGCAAGGACAGCCTATGCCGCCTAATGCGATTCCGATGCAGGGAGGTGGTATGGGTGGCTAGAGAGATGTCAGCGAGTGAACAGAAGGCATGGATGCACTTCTTGGAAGGTGATCCAATGTTCCGTGATTTCGTAGCAAGACAGACGCGTGCAGGGGATGAAGCACACCAAAGGATCGCATCACAGCCGATGTGCCCGAAGTGCGAACGTCCCGGATTCCATGATGTGTACGGTATGGCCTGCAACAACTGCGGATACCGAGGAATCCCTGCAATGACGACACGTCAGTATCTTAAAGAAGGGTGGTGGAAGTGATGGCTAAGGGTGAAATGAACGTTAACCAGAAGAAACCGGAGGTATGCGGTCCAGGTAGCGCCAAGGCAGCTGGTAAAATGTATGACACATCGTCTGGTAAGGGGATGCGTCATACGTACAAAGAGACTGGCAAGCAGGGCAAAGGTGGCAAGTGATGAGTGCCACACGCAGAGTGTCACTAAACAGTGATAACTCGCTTGGATATGGTCATTTGTTACAGCATTGCGGCATGTTCCAACAGGTACATATACATGAACTGGAAGATGGAGACATGTGGCACTGCGCACACTGCAATAAACCATTGATGGTAAGACATGATGATCGGTGGTATCGCATTACTGACGAGATCACCATATAATTACAGGCCGTTCCCAGTCGTGGGGCGGCCTTTTATATACCCACATTCGGTGGTGACGTACCGGGAACAGGCCGGGATCGGGCGATAGCTGGTTGATGCCGTCCAGCAAAAGGAGGAAACGATATGCCAACACTTGAGGATTACCGTAACAATTCGGGCGATTTTGCGGAGGAACCAGCCGCTGAGGTACATGACGCCGATGTGCCAGAACAGAACGACATCCCTGACCAAGTGGATGAACCGAACTTCGATGATGATACACCCGATGGCGATGAACAGGACCATGAGGACGACTACACGCCTGAACTAGACGTTGAAGACGATCCCGAGCCCGAACTATCCCCTAAGGAGAAAACAGCCTTTGAGAAGCGTATGGAGCGCGAGAGACGCAAGCTTGAAGAGGAACTGAGCAAGCAATATGAACAGAAGTACTCCAAGCACAACAGCGTTATCCAGAAACTCGGTGGTGATCCAGATCAGATCGAGCAGTATCTGGAGAATCAGCGCATCCAGAGTGAAGTACAGGCACAGGCTCAACAACTTGCCTACAACAACGGGTGGGATGAGGAACAAACACAATGGTACATCAACAACCAAATGCAACAGCAACGTCAGGAGCTTCAACAGAAACAATTGCAAAGTGAACTGGCTGAGCTGCGGTTATCGAGTCAGATCAACGATCTGCGTGACAACCCAGATTATCCTGGCATTGTCGGGATGAAGAAAGAGATTGCAGACATGGTTACCAAGTCAAATGGTAGCTTGAACGTATCGCAAGCTTATTGGGCATTGGGCGGTGAACGTCGAGCACAACAAATGAAGCGTGAAGCAGAACAACGTTCAGTAGCACAGCGCCGTAACCGTGTCGTAGCGAAGGACACAGCAACAGCAGCCAGCACAGAGAAGGCTATTCCTGCCGCAGTCTTGGCTGAGGCGAAGAAGATGGGAATCAGCGAGAAGGAATATCGCGAACTGATGGCCTTCGATTCGAACAATATCAACGATTATCGCGAGAAGAAAAGACGAAAATAGGAGGGCTTTGAATGGCTCAATTTGTTAAAAGTCTGATGAACGGCAATAACAACCCGGATGTTGACTATTTCTACGTGGCAGCAAGCCAGACCATTAAGCAAGGAGATATCGTGCAAGTGGATGCTACCACTAAATTGTTAGAGGTTGCTGAGGCGGCATCTACAACAATCGTGGGTATCGCGAACGCTGATATCACCACAGCTGCAGGCGAAACGAACAAACAACTTCCAGTTGTGCTGGTACGTGACGTTATCATTCGTATGGCGTTCACGAACGCTGGTACGAAGAAAACCTTCACGCAGGCAGACAAATACGTGACTAAGTTTGATATTTCTAATCAGACCACAGTTAATCCTGATGACACTACGGGCGGCATGATGCAGGTCTATGCCTACGATAACGAAAAATTAACAGTAGATGTTGTTGTATCACAAGCCAATCAAATCTTTAACTAATCGAAAACGACAATGGGAGTGAACATATATGGCAGGAAACCCTATTCAAACACAACAGTTCAGAGACGTATTTCTAAAGAAAATTGACAAGGTATTCTTCGAAGCTTATGACGAAGAGCCAGAACAATGGTCCAAGTACCTGAATGACAAGACATCCAATCAGTACGCTGAGGTTGTTCAACGTTACGCAGGTACAGGCCGCTGGAAACCGAAAGCTGAGCTTGCAAACCCAGAAAAGACATCCTTCAAGCTGGCTGACCTGATCGTTACGGAGCATGAGCCTTGGTCTATCCAAGTTGAAATGTCTCGTGAAGCGAACGACGACTTTAAGTTTAACGAAGTCGAGAACATGACTCGTGACGCTGGACATGGTGCACGTGACACGGTTGAAGCCGAGTGTGCGAAGGTATTGGACAACGCATTCACCGAGAAAACGTACGATGGTACACCGTTGATCTCCGATGCCCATGAATACCGTGGTGAACAAGGCGGTACCTGGTCCAACAAGATCGATGGTGCACTTAGTGACTCCACTCTCAAAGCGGGTATCATCTTGTTCCGTGAGCAGAAGGATGAGTCCGGTAAACAAATTTCCCAACGCCCTAAAAAGCTGATCGTCAACCAAGCATTGCAGTTCCAAGCGGCTGCTATCGTGCAATCCGTACTGCAATCTGGTACAGCGAATAATGATGTGAATACAATCCCTGATTTGCAGATCATTGACTTGCTGTACACCGAAAGCAAAACAGCGTGGTTCCTGCAAGCTGCACGTCACCAAATGCAACACTATTGGAGAATTCCGGTGGAGTTCCGTCGCCGCAGCCAAATGACGGACAACATGGCGTGGATCTGGGATGGATACTTCCGTCACTCCACAGCTATCGAGGATGTGCGCGGTATCGTCGGTTCTACAGGCCAATAAGGAGGGATAATATGCCAGACTTTAGAGGTACAAACGGTAACGAAGGGAATGGGATCGTCTATGCGGACGGATTCTCAACAGGTGACAGCTCGGTTTCTTTTCCGAGGACCGTTGCTTCAACCACGATTACGTTCAATCCACCATCACTGGCGACAGGTGTATTCGCAGTTTCGACCGCCATAACAGTACCGGGCGTTGCTTTGGGTGATTCCGTCACACTATTCCCTCCATATGATACGGACGGTGTGATCTACCAAGCATCACCATCGGCTGTCAATGCCATCAAGATATCTATGTTCAACGCCAACACAGCAACAAAGGATCTAGCATCAGGCACGTGGGGCGTAGTCGTTACACGGAGGGGTTAACCCATGGAGAAGATTGAATGGGAGGTCGGAGGACCGCAGGCAACGGGAAAGAAAGTGCAGCACATCCCGACACTGCGGAACAATCTTAACAGCTCCGACAAGGAAAAGGAGAGCGTTAGGCTATGGAATGTCATGGTCAACGCCCTTCGCGAAAATGGATTGATGAAGGAGAAGGGAGAGGAATAACCTCTCTCTTCTTTCTTTAGGAGGTACTGAGGTACTATGGATCATTTTGATGGAGTTACACCAGAACAACGCTGGAAAAACGAGTTGTTGTGTGAGATCAAAAAGCTGAACAGCAACATGGAAAAACAGCTGGAGAGAGATGTGCCAGTAGATGCAATAAAGACTACGGAACAGCCGGAACAACTGGAGTTGATCCCTGAGCCGCAGCCAGAGAGGAAGGGGAAAGGAAATGGCACAAAGAGTGGATGACGTCCTTACGGGTGGTGTCACGGTTGTACCGGATGATGAGGTGAACATCGTGTTCCCAAGTGGCACAACGTGCAGTAAAGCAGTGTACGTGGATGGTACTGGCGATATCGCTGCGGTTATGGCAGACGGTAGCGAGTTGTTATTCAATGATTTGGCTGTCGGTGTGTTCCACCGATTGAGCGTAGTGCGAATCTTTAACACCGGAACAACAGCAACAGGCATCAAAGTTTTGTATTAGGAGGTGAAGTCATGCCAACAGTGCCTGAAATGGTAAGCCAGCAACTGGGATTGCTCAGTTCTGGTGCAGAACCAACAGATGTAAGATCGGGTCAATCCTTTATTAAGCCAGGGACATTAGCTATCCAAAGCGGTACTATGCCAGATAACGGATATCTGGGTGTTATCACACCTGGTACAACGAACCAATCTATTCCTGCAGGATATACTTCTGGAGGAACTGTTCGAGGTGACACCGATTTAATCGCAAGCAATATTCGAGCAGGAACGGAGATATTTGACGTGGTGGGTACCGCGATTCTGGCCACAGGAAATGCAGTTGACGCAAATGTTCTTACTGGCGTTTCATACTCTAATTCATCTGGTGCAAGAGTTGGTACAATGCCCAACAACGGAGCTTTGGGAACCATTACACCCGGAGTGACAGCGCAGAGCATCCCACCAGGGTACACATCAGGCGGGACTGTCGCAGGGAGTGCATCTCTGCTTCCTGGTAATATTAAGAGTGGAACAACTATCTTCGGGGTCCAAGGAAACGTGATTCAAGCAACTGGTACGGCCACGGCAAACCAACTGTTGATTGGGCAAACAGCTTCGACGACAATTGGTCCTATCACAGGGACGATGCCAGATAACGGAAGTCTCGGAACTATCGTTCCTGGTACAACGAATCAGTCTATTCCTGCTGGATATACAACAGGCGGTACGGTTGCAGGTAGTGGGAACCTGCAAGCAGGAAATATAAGGCTAGGGGTAACTGTTTTTGGTGTCACAGGTTCTCTTGATCCAGGGACACAAACAGGAGGAACAGCACAACCAGGGGAAGTATTGCTAAACAAAACATTTACGAATGATTCGGGTGTACAGACAGGTTCCATGCCTAATAATGGCGCGGTTGCGATTACTCCTAGCAGTACAAGTCAACCCATACCGATTGGATACCATGATGGAACCGGAACAGTTGCCGCCGTTACTTTTGACGATACAAAGGTGCTGACAGGCACTACAATAGCTGGAACGGCTGGCACAATGGCAAACAACGGTGCTGTCACAATAGTACCGGGAAACACAGCGAAACCAATCACAGTAGGATATCACAATGGGAGTGGCACCGTATCAGCTGTTACCTTCGATGCAACTAAGGTTTTGGCGGGAACAACCATTGCTGGTACAGCAGGAACGATGATCAATCAAGGTGCAGGCGGCACAGTCACACCTGGTACGACTAACCAAACGAAGGCTGCAGGTTATTACAGCAGTGCTATAACAATCTCAGGTAGTGCAAATTTACTAGCTGCAAACATCAAAAACGGAATAAATATTTTTGGCGTCGTTGGAACATTAACAGAGGGTAGTCGTAGCGCCACGGGAACCACCACTTCATCAGCGAGTTTAACGTATTTCTACAACTCTGGAGGAACAGAAGTCACTGCCTATGCTGTAATTTTAAGTTGGGGACTGACATTCACACCTAGCAGGGTGATTGTTCGTCAAACTACCGCAGTAGCAAATGATCAATCAACGATCTATGACTCAAGCGTTCCGATGTCTAGCGGATTCAGGTTATTAAACTACGCACAGAACCAAGTCAGAATCGACGGTACATCTTGCTATGCAACAAGTAGTGGTATTAGGGTACCAGTGACTGCAGCCAATATAAGCTTCACTTGGTATGCTTACGAATAGGAGAGTGACTGTTATGCTTATCGGAGCAAGGATATATTACGAAAAAACGACTGGAAATGTAATTTTAAATACAGGTCAACGTTCTGGCAGTGTCAAAGAAAGAACTGTTGAGCAAGATTTTAATGATTATAATGAACTAGCCCAACGGGTTCCAGAGATGGTTGGAATGATACAACTGGAATACGGAGAATATGAGGATGATTTAGGAGAGGGAGGAGTCATAACCAGCATCAATCTCGAAACGCTGGTGCCTCTATTCACTTACCCTGAACCTGATCCAGAAACACCGATTGAACCACGTCCTTCATTGGCTCAACAGGTAGATGAACTTGGGAAACGGCAACAACTAATGCAGAAAGCAATTGATGATCTTGTCATGGGAGGTATGCTGTAATGGGAGATTACATGGGTCAACGTATCATCGACAAGGCGTACACTTACGACTATGTACTGTCACGTAGGCCAGACCTGAAACCCGGCATTGACGCCTACCTGATTGCTGAGGGACACGAAGACCTGATTACAGGCGGTGAGTAACATGCTTGCATCTGAATTGCTAGCAGATATCAATCTGCGTTATCGAAATACGTTTACCGAAGCGCAAAAACTTGTCTGGATGAATGATGAGCAAAATGACATCTTCCAATCTTTCAAAATTGAACGTGATCCGGTGCCTGTACCTTTGGTAACAGGTTCAAAGCTGTATCTCCGTCCGCCAGAGATTAAATATATCGAACAGGTGAGAGCAGCTACCATGCAACTAAACACCTCAGGCAACGATCCGGCATTCGTGGACTTGCCTTTTCGGCGTAACAACAATGATGTGGGCACGAATCACGAACCATGGTACACCTTCTTGGGATCGGACAAGATGTACATCAATGTACCAAACTCGGAAATGACCGATTGTATCGCATACTTCTTCATCGATGGTTATGCAACTCCCATTACTGCTGGAACGTCGGTTCTTTCGGTGCCTGACAAATACATGGAGATCATGAAGTATGGCGTTCTCCGACGTATTGCTGAGGCACGCAAAGATATCGTGATGGTTAACAACTACACAGGGTCGCGTGACGAGATCATTGACAATATGCTGTGGTCTGAGGTTGCCAGCGAACCGGAGTGGGTACAACCAACATCGACGCAAAAATTCCGCAGCCACAGCAACGGATACATCATAAACGGGTGGTGACAAGATGGCAAACTGGAGACAATACCCGCGCGGCATCGACACCCGCGGTGATAACCGTGCAGAAGTAAAGCTGGCTGGTGGTATCTTCACGGGCCAAAACAGCTTCGACATTAAAGATGAATTTTCCGTCAACGAATACGGATGGGACACGGACGAGTTCTTTCCCGCCAAATCCACCGCCAAGTCTCCAGTTACATACGGGGCGGCCGGCAGTGGACGAACCAACTTACTGACAGGCTACGGAAACACGCAGCTGGTCCGGGCTATAGGCACATCATTACAATACAACAGTTCCGGTACATGGCAGAACATCAGCGGAACGTTCTCCGACACCGAGTGGGGCGCGGCTAACTTTGACATCAATGGTCCGGTACTCATTATGACGAACGGCACTGATACTGTGCGGTATTGGAACGGTTCAACACTCAACACATTGTCGGCAGCGCCTAAAGGTAAAGTGATTGCAGCGGACAACCTGCGGGTGTTCATTTCAAACGTACCAACGGATGAATCGCAAGATCAGATCCACTATTGCAAGTTCCAGGACGCAACCAACTGGACGGCACCGGAAGACAGCGGCATCGTGCAGTACTACACAGCTAATGGTGGACCAGTAACAGCTATGATCACCTTTGGCGGCGCTATATGGGTATTCAAGAAAGACGCCTTCGCCCTCATTTATCACACTGGGGATGCACGGGCGTTTTATCGTTTAGTCCCATCCAGCGACAACATCGGATGTGTAAATCCTAAAACGCTGGTGGACATGGGATCGTTTCTGGCGTGGCTTGGACAGGATGACGTGTATATTGGTTCCTCTGGCGCATCAAACAGGATTGGTGAACCCGTGCGCACGTTCATCAGTCGCATTAATCAGACATATCTGAGCAAATGCAGCGCCTTTACAGACGGACTCCGGTATTATCTCAACTTGGTCATTGACAGTGCTACTGAGCCAAACATCCGGTTGGTGTATGATACTCGCTTCAAGATCTGGCAAGTGGCTAGTCTGAATGAACAGTACGTATACGGCACTCGTTTCAACAATGGTGTTTACGCCGGAAATGCAACAGGCACCACGTACCGCTTGAATGAGGCTACGACAACCGGTGCATGGATGGTGGAGACAAAGGACTTTGACAAGGCTGAGGCGGAAAAGGAATACAACGAGATACACGCCCAGATGTATGCACCCACTGGTACAACAGTGAAGGTGGAGGTATCTACAAACCAAGGGACCACCTGGATACAGATTGGTGATCCAATCGTGGGATCATCATCAGCACAGAACCAAAACATTATCGTACCACTGGACACCGTGCCACTGTGCAACTGGATCAGATTCCGGTTCTCGGGTACTGGACCATTTCGATTGTACGGATTCGAACGATATTTCAAAATCATGCCTGTGATGCACTGAGGAGGATAACTATGAACGAAGAACAGAAACAACAGATGATCAAACAAAGACTTGGACTGTATGAACAACAAATATTCTCACTGGAGATGGACAAGGTTGCCCTGCAGGCAGTGGAAGATACAGAGGGAGTGAAGAACATCGACACGCGCATTGAAGCGCTCAGAAAGGCTATGATTGCGGTTGAAGGGATGATGTAATATGCCAATCCCAGACCTGAGTGGTGTACCTCCATGGGCTGAATACGAGGACCTGAAGAACAAGATTAACGACATCGTCGCCAAATACAATAACCTTCTGGTGAACCTGGACTCACTCAATGTGGTGTCACTGACGGCCGACCATATCGATGCTGGAACAATCAACGCCAACGTAGTAACCATCCGTTCAGACCTAGCCGCTGGAGCTTTCGTGGAAATCAACGGCGGCGGGATGCGGATCAACAATGGATCGTATGACACGTTTACCGCTAATATTGGCGGGTATGTGACAATGACTGGGGCGTTGATCCGGAGCAAAAGCGGTTATCCGATGATCATCATGGACCCGGATAACAACTTATTTGGTGCTTATTCAAGCCCTTCCAACTATATACAGATGGTTCCTGTTGCTGTTGATACGGGGTCGCCACAATTAAAAATGATCAGTCCTGTAGGATCTCTTAGTTTGTACCAGCAATCCAATGTGTCAGATATATATGCATTCAATTCTGAGTTGCGTATTACCGCACAACGGGACATTATATTGAAGCCAGGATTACCAGCAAATTATATCAGGATGCCATTTGAACAAGTCTTGGACACAAACAAAGGAACCAGCTTGTTTACACAATTACTGAGTAAAGCATCTGCTGGAGTATCAACAGGACTTAGCGGAGGGCATAATCATGGAATTGCGGATGGAACGAAGCTGTTAATTGAAGGTGGAGGGACAGTAACATTTTTTGCAGCAGGCCAGCATTCACATGCTCAAGTTTAATGGTATAATATCCCTAAATATGACACAGGGGTGTGTGCAATGAAAAAACATGTGAAAAATATAAGTTTGGTGCTCAGTGGAGTGGTTTTGGGTGTGGCAATCTCATTTTCGGGAGAGATTAGTGCAGCAACATCCAAATTGCTTGGCGGAAAAGTGGGTAAAGTCATGACAGTGACTTTGGATAAAAAAAGTATCGGTGAGGCTCCAGTGATCGGTGGTACAAGCTATGTGCCGGTTCGTACAGCAGCCAATGAACTGGGACTGGAGGTTAAAGTGAGTGGAAATGAAATTAAATTAACTACTCAGAATGAAGTATCTGATAATAGTGATCAAATTACAGCACAAAAAGACTCTATTACACGAGAGATGAATACGATCAAGGTTCAAATTAAAGAATATGAGAGTGTTGTTTCCAACAAAGAGGCTATTCTCCGGGGAATAGACAGCGATACTGAATATGTGAAGCAAATGGAAGAGTCACGTGCAAGAGGTAGTGAATTCTACAGTATAGCTTCAATTGAAGGTACGAAGGATAGTATTGCAAAATCGAAAAAAATTCTGGAAGATGCTGAAGCTAACCTACCAACATTGAAACAAAAGTTGGCTGGACTTGAATTACAACTGGCTGAGCTTGATAAATAAACCAAAGGGGACTCCAATCGGGGTCCTTTTTCTATTGCAAAGGAGGGAGTCGTCCCATGGCAACGCCATCTGGATACGGCAGTAACGTCCGCCAAAGCTTGGTTAGCAACGGCGTGAACAACAACGACATCGGGTACAACAAAGCCAACGGGTACGTGACAGTCAAAGGTCAGGACTTCATGAAGCCATCCAAGGTTCTTGACGGTGTATCGTACGACACGATGAACAACTTCAACAACGCTTGGAACTCCTATAACAAGTCACAGACCCAGCCTTCAACATCTGGTTACAGCACTACAGGCACCACGAGCTCACCTAGCTATGTGCCGCAGGGCATGACATCCACCCGTGATGCACTCAATTCCTACGGTATCGACAACAGCCGGATCGGATACAACAACGGTGCTACAACGGTTGACGGCAGATACTTCGGTACACCATCCATCAACATGGGTGGAACGACATATTACGATCAGACAGGCTTTAACAACGCCTTAGGCAACTATCAAATCGGTGATATGAAGCAACAAATTCTGGGTAACACGCAATTGCCTGAGAATGCGTACACGGCTCAAATCGATGCTCTGATGAAGCAATTGAACCAAGGTGCGAATACACAGAATGTTGATGCGTATGGGACTCCAGAATACGCAGCATATCAAGCGCAGGCAGATCGCAGGGCACAAGCTGGCACAAGAGCAGCGCAAGAAGCGCTTGGTTCAGCGGGTTTTGGACGATCCACGGCACTGGGAGAACGAGCGCAAGGCATACAGAACGAGCAGACAGAGTATCTGGAGACGCAGGTTATTCCGATGATCCTTCAAAATGAACGCGCCAAACAACAGCAAGTATATGACAATCTAGCTAATCTGCTGAATCCACTCATGCAACAACAAGGGTACACGGATCAGCGCAGTCAACAGAACCTACAGAACCAATACAACGCATTGGGTATGCTGACATCGGAACAACAACGTGGACTGGATAACAATAGAGCGGACGCGTCACTTACTGGAACATACTTGACTCCAGAACAACAAAGTCTGGTTAACTCCCTACTGGGCCTGAAACAACAGGCCGAGACGAAGGGTATCACTAAGGATCAACGCAATGTGCTCACCAAACAGGCAGATCAGATTCGAACTCGCATGCAAGCAGCAGGACTTGATCCTACCCAGTACGGAGCAAACGTAAACTACAGCACAGCATCACAGAATACACCTGGGCGAACATTGCAGGGTCAACAACTGGATATGCAGAAACAAGGACAGCAGTTTGATCAAGGGATGTCAACTCGTCAGCAAGATTTCTTGGAGAAACAAACGGGCGTTGACAATCAATTCCGAGCAGACCAATTTGCTTACCAGCAAGCACGTGATGCTGTCGCGGATAGCCAATGGTCAGCCCAATTTGAACAGAATGCGACTCAATTTGGTCTTAACTACGCCCTTCAACAGTTGCAACAGCAGGATGACTCAGCGTACCGTAACGCAATGCTCGCAATCAGTAATGATGAAAACTCACGTGCGTGGCTGGGACTCGGAAACACAAAACCAACTGAATATAGCGGCATGACACCAGGACAAGTGCTGAGCGCGTTGCAGTCACAATATACGGACCCGAACACAGGCAAGGTGCCGACTGATTCAGCAACGAAAGATCAGATTTACATGCAGGTTACAGGGTATGGTCTCCCTGTTGGTCAGGATGATCAGGTTATGTTGTCCATGGGACTGACGCAAAAAGAAATTAATGAGCTGGACAAAAAGTACAATGTATCAACCACAACTTCACCAACAGCAGCAGGCACAGCGGGAAAGTAGCTGGCCTCACTGCTGCTTCGGCTAGTGGGGCAAAACTCAACTCCAACCTGGGCGGTGTGCTTAAAAATACAGGAAACATATTTTCATCAGTTGGTGCTAAATACGGTATTGATCCTGCCCTATTGGCGGCAATCGCTGTACACGAAACAGGGAACGGTACCAGTAACGCAGTCAAAAACAAAAATAATGTCGGTGGCATGATGGGTAAGAACGGGTTGATGACCTTCAACAGTATTGAGGAAGGTATCGACAAGATGGCGTCCAACTTGAAACGCAACTATATTGACAAGGGCTTGACTACGATCCAACAGATTCAAAAGAAATACGCTCCAGTTGGAGCATCAAACGACCCAACGGGCCTTAATAATAACTGGGTCAATGGCGTAAGCAAGTACTACAAAATGTTCGGAGGGTGAACAAATGACGACAAGGCTCGAACAGTTTTCGGAGGAACAACGTAAAAAGGCGCTACAGATACGGGAATCAGCCCTGAATGGTACGCTCAACTTACAACTACCAAGTGCGCCAGTTAATCCGCGTACGCAGGCGGTGCAAAACTATCTTGCTAGCCAAAAGTCGATGACTGATCTGAAATCAGCCTTGCCGCCTGCGCTTACTCAAACTGGACCTAACAGCTATATGAATTCGACGTTGGGAAGATCATTGGCAGGGGACCCGCAGTCTATTCAGACATACAAGCAAGCTACAGGATTTGATCTTACGCCTGCACCACCGCAACCAACTCAGTACGAAATAAACAAGCAAAAGATTGCCGACAGTGCAGCCAAGAGCCCGTTCGCCAAATTCGTATCACCGTTCTCGAACCTGATGAATGATATAACCTATGGTAATAATGTAGGTAACTTCGTGACCCGGGCAGTCGGTACCGGAGGCGGCATGCTGCTTGGCACACCATCCATGGCACCTGGATCAACGGGTAATGCTACGGCGGACAGAGTGGCCGACATAACAGGTATTGCTGGCGGTATCCTCGGTGCAGGCTTTAACCCATCGGGTGGTGGAAACTTGATCACCGCTCCATGGCGTGCGGCAAACGGAGCGCTTGCAACGCGTGCAGGCAACAGCCTGACCAACCTTGTGGGTGGTGGCGTAAACAAGATCCTGCCACGCTTGAGTCCAACAACAGCAAGTAGAGTAGCTGAGACAGCTATTCGTGGTGCTGCTACAGGTGCGATCAGCAATACCAATATGGGACTGATCCAAGGGCAACATAGCGATAGTGACATCCTCAAGAATGCTGCACTGGGTGCGGGGTTAGGTGCTGGTGGTGACTTGCTGATTGCAGGAGCTGGCGCAGGTATACGGTCGTTGCTCTCCAAATCCAAAGGAGCTCGGCTCCCAGAAACGATGGGACAACCAATAAGTGAATCGGTAACGCCAACACAGAGGATGGATATCAACGAACCGCCTGTGAGTGTTGCACAGCGTACGCCTGAAACACCACCCGCACAGATGGATGTACCGACACCTGCAGCGAAGCAATCGTCCGTTGTACCTGATACAGTGACTCCACAACAAACGGTCAATAAAGTGGACACAGCTACGAATATCAGTCCTAATACGCAGACGGTGAACCCAAGAACTGAAGCGGTGCGCAAGTTCCAAGTGAGTCAACAAACACCTGCAGCACCGGATGATTTCTTGAAGTCCCGTCCTGGACGCGATAGTGTTGCACCTATTTCGCCTGAGCCGACACCTACATTAAACCGTGTAGAGCAAGAAGCCGCACAGGTAGTGGATACCGTGCAGAAATCACGCGTACGGGATCGGGTGTATGACATGCTTGATTCTGCTGAACAGGCTGCCCGTGAACGCATTGCCAAACGCCGGGGTAACATCAACTCTAACCCGTTGCCAGAGTGGGGCGACTACGCCATTATAGGTGCTGCCAAGATGGGTAAAGGAACCATTAAGTTCTCGGACTGGACAGAAGAAATGGTCAAAGATCTGGGTGAACAGTTCCGACCAAGCGCTGAGCGAGTGTACAAACTGGCTCAAGAGGAATTACGGAAGCAGGAACGACTTGCCACGAAGGAAGGTCAGGCGGCCAAGGCATTTAATGAAAGCGGAACGGGCAATGCAGAGACATTCTCCAGCAAGGTGAGCAGAGGAAGCAGCAAAAAGAAAACTACATCATTCGAAAAGAAATGGGAACGTGTGCGTACGCAGTTTGTAGATGAAACTGCACCGCTGGAAGGTCTGGAGAAGCGTGTCACGGGCAAGGTAGCAAGCGCAGAAAACAGCATCTACAAGATGGCCCGATTGTTTAAAGGAACGCCGGAGAAAGCCAATCAGGTGGTCAAGGACAAACTCGCACCACTCATTAACCAAGCAGAGAAAGCAGGGTACTCAGCAAATGAACTGGGTGATTACGCTGTTGCGGTTCACGCACGTGACATCAACGCTGCTGGTATGAAGTCGGGCTTCACCAATGCCGAGATTGCAGCAGTAATCCGGAAGTATGAAAATACCGAACTGGAAGCAGCTCGGCAAGGTCTGGTGCAGTTAAACAAGGACATGATGAAGGAATTGGTGGACAGCGGGGTGGTGAGCCAGCAACTGGCCGATGTACTCGCTGACCGATGGAAGAACTACATTCCTATGTTCCGCTCATTCGATGACACAGCTGAGGGATTCGGCGGCAGTGTATCGCAAGCACTGGCGAATGTAGCAAGTCCAATTAAAGCATTGAAAGGCTCTGAACGTAACGTAGATGACCCATTGATTAACATGGTGAAGAACATTTTCCAAAGCACGAATGCTACCGAACGTAATAAAGTGGCCAGTCAGTTAAAACGCTTATCTGATATTGACACAGAAGCTAATTTTATTCGCCAGTTAGATCCAGATGAGAAGGTCGGCAGCAAGAACGTGGTCAATGTTCGAGTGAATGGCGAGAATGTGAAGTATGAAGTGGAGCCAGAGGTATACCGGGCGATGCTCAACTTGGATAAAGAGTCGTCCAATATGCTTATTAACATTCTATCCAAACCAGCTTCCTTGCTCCGTGCAGGTGCAACCTTGACACCAGAGTTTTCCCTGCGAAACCCGATGCGTGACGTATTGCAGGCGTATGTGACGAGTAATAGCAAATTTAATCCGATTACTGACTTCACGGCTGGCCTGATTCAATCTATCAAAAAAGGGCCACTATACAAGGATTGGATTGAGAACCTGGGAGCATACGGCAACGTATTGTCGATGGATAGAGAGATGCACAAGAAGGCTCTACAGTCCGTTCTTAAAGAGAAGCCGGGCAAGAAATTCGTTAACGTGCTTACAGGTAAAGCATTCATCAACATACTGCGTGCTATCACAGATACCACAGAGTCAGCAACAAAGGTTGGTGAGTACCGAGCGGCATTACGGCAGGGAGCCAGCAAGCAAGAAGCGGCATACCGTTCCCGTGACCTGATGGACTTTGCAAGATCTGGTTCAAGCGTTCGTCAGGCCAACAAGATAATCGCCTTCTTGAACGCCAACATTCAAGGTAAATCAAAACTGGTTCGTTCTATTAAAGAGAACCCAGTAGGCACGACTACCCGGATGTTTGTAGCGGCTACACTGCCCACGCTTGCTATTGTTGCTGCAAACCGTCAGTTCGCCAATGAGACTCAAAAGCAGACTATCGCTGATTCACCGGACTGGATGCGTGACACATTCTGGCTTATGGCTATTCCAGGTACCGACATGGTGGCCCGGATACCAAAGCCGTTTGATATCGCGCCAATCTTCGCCAATCTCCCGGAGCGTGCCGCACAGTTTGTGCTCGACAAAGACCCAGAAGCATTTGACGGATTCATGCGTCGATCATTCAGCGATGCTGCACTGCCAGTTCAGATCACAGGCTTATGGCCGTTTATCGAGGGTATGGCGAACTACTCATTCTTTAGAGAGGGAGCGATCATTCCGCAGCGTGAGCAAGGTCTGGCCTATAAGGATCAATACGACCCTACCCGGACAACTGAGGTTGCGAAGCTGCTGGCAAGCGTTATGTCCAAGGCAACTGGTGAAAAAGGAATGCTGAAGAACTTTTCATCACCACGAATCATGGACAACACTATTCAGGGCCTGACAGCCGGACTCGGAACCTATGCCACATCAGCTATGGACACCATTCTGAAGGGTGTAGGAGCTGTTGACCGACCAGCAAGCCCAGAGAAACGCTTAGAACAGAAGCCGTTCCTTAAAGCGTTTTTGGTTGATCCGCTGCAGTCTACAAAGGGTACAGATAAACTGTACACCCGTAAGGATGAACTTGCCAAAGAGAAAGCTTCTGCCAAGCTGAACGGCACCACGTTTGATAAAGTCGTTGAACTGAAGACACTGGAGAACGCTGCAGACCAAATGAGCAAGATCAACAAGCAGATCCGCACGATTGAAGGCGATGTAAATCTGACCGCCAAAATGAAGAGGGATCAGATCGAACCACTGCTTGCACAACGTAATGAAATATCTCGAAACGCCATGCAAAAGTAGTTTAATCCCGTGTTATCTGTGGTAAAATAAAGATACACCACGTAATTGCATACACCCGTTAGGGCCCAGGGGAAGCATCCCGGGTCCTTTTACTATTTGAGGTGAAACGATGATTGAAATGGACGAAAGCGAGTACCAAGAGTCAGTTGTATCGGACGATACCCTGCACCTTGTATCAATATTTTGCGGTCCCGAGGTAAGGGACAAGTTGCTCTATCGGAGAGTGGACGATGTACGACTTCATAGTGGATTTGATCCATACATTATTCAAGAACGGCCTGACCCTGAGCTCATTGGGTGCGGTCGTTTTTTTGATCCTAAAACAGCGAAAAATGAAAGCTCAGCTGCGGAAGTTCCTGCCCTGGATGTTCCAGGATGA